TTATCAAAAATCATAATCTCGTCAAGATCAGCAGGTTGTGCTTGGGATTTTCGAAGAGCGAACTCTTCTTTGGACATTGAGCCGATATCTTCGCAGCCCGATGTATCAATAACATATAATTCGATGTCATACCTCAAAAAGGACTTGATAATCCAGTTTCTTTTGGTCTCCGCGTCTTTGTCTAGGGCAATGTATACCGGCGTGTCGTTCATTACAATTTGTTGAAATAATCGTGAATTTTCACGCAAAGTAGAACCCAAAATAGGAATAGAATTGGAGCCAGCAACGATTGCATCAAATACCCCTTCAACGAGAACGACATCTTCGTCCCAATCAATAAATAGTTCGTTAAAGACAATATCCCGTCCAACGGGAGGGTTTAGATATCGTCTTTGATGTCCCACAAAAGAACGAGCAATATAATAATTGCAATTGCCGTCCCAATTAAAACTGGGGATAATAATTCGGCCTCCATACTTGCCTCCTGTTGCATAGCCAATTTTCCAATCAAGGATTTGTTTTTTTGTTATTCCTCGGGACTTTAAGTAGTCAAGTGCTTTGGCCGAGGACATTGGGAGGTTTTTATTGCAAAGCGAAACAAACTCATCTGGGAGAGAGATGGTTTGCTTTATTTCTTTCTCGTTGATTTCGGCGAAGAACTTATCAAATTCGGAAAGATCAAGTCGTCCGTCAAGTTGGAGCCACTTTTGTCGTTGATCGTAGGTTCCAAAGCGACGGACGATTCGGTAAATGTTCTTGGTTCTAAAATCGCATTTCCAACACTTTGCGTAGTTCTTTGCGTAATTAACAGAAAGTTTTTTCTTTCCTTTTGTGTCCTCGCAGAAAGGACAAGAGTATAAGTACTCGTCTCGCTGCTTGCGATAGGATCCAAGAATGTTGTTGATGATTTTGATTTTTTCGTTCATGTTGTGCCTCGATGTATATAAGATAACACAGCACAAATGATTTGTCAAATAGATTCTTTATATTTTTTCAAACCCGCCAAAGCAACAACAACAGCATCTGCCTTATCATCGGTGCCTTTTTTTGGATTACCGTGTCTCGTCAACTCGTATGTGAAATCTTTTGGATACTTTGCGGAGACCCAATCAATAATCAATTTCTTTGTATTGGATCCTCGGGGAATCTTTATTTCATTGAGAGAACGGCAAACTCGTGCTGGGAGGAGAGTTGAGTCTTCATCAAAGATCTTTCGTGTCGCAAGGCAACACATTCCATTGAATCGTTGAAGTTTCGCCATTGTATTAGCAGAGGTCTTTCCTCCGGCAAATGCCGAGAAAGGCTCTTCGATAAAGACGGCCAAAGGATCTAGTTTCTCAATTTCAATAATCTTTCGCAAAGTATTCTCGAAAGCAATTGCTTTATCTTCAAGAGAAAGATCTTTGTTTTTGAAGGTCAGTGTATCAGCGAATAAAAGTTTTTCGTTTTCGGCAATCGCTGCAATGCCGATACAAGAGGTACTTACATCAATACCAAGAATACATTTTTTAGACATAATATATTATAACATACTTTTTATTAAATGTCAAGTTTTAATTTGAAAGTATAATTGTTTTTCATTGTCTTCTTGATTGGAACGGCAACTTTAGCGACACCAATCAGATTTTTATTTTCATCGTATATACCGACCTTGGAGATATAAGTGACTTTTTGAAAATCTGGGTCGACATCCGTGAAAGCAGAATCAACGTTGTTGTTGATGAGCACGGGTCTTTCTGAAATCGAATAAGAGCCGGTAGATAAGCCTTTATAATTCGGTTGGTTATATTTTAAATAAGTTGGATTATTTGAGTAATTAAGTTCTCCGGCTCTGGCGTGGGCCAGCATTGTAAGGGTTTGGGTATGTGTTGTTCCTTCATAATCCATAAGGAATGACGCAGATTGATAGGTCTCGTCGCCAGAGACTCCGTCATTCGCCCCTGCGGCGAAGCAAATCCACGAAGAAGTCACGGGAGATCCGGTGCCGAGATAATCTCTTGCTGTTGGTTCAAGAGCCCAAGACCCCGTAAGAACAATGAATCCTTCATTGTAGAGAACAGATCCAGCGATTTTATCCTCGCCGTTTGTTTGGGCATAGGTCGTCCCAGAAACTTGGATAAGATCGCCATTATAATTCTTGTCTTGAAGTTCTGCAATCAGAGTTCCGGAGACATAGAATTTAAGCGACACGGACCCTTTCTTGATGGATGATCCATAAAAGATCGAGGGAACAGATATCACATTCGCATCTATAGCATTTTTATCGCCAAATGAAGCAGAATAAGCATACCGAGGCGATAGATAGGTATAATGGTTAAGTGTATTCTTTAGGGTAAAAAGTCGTCGTCTATTGACTCCCGTTGTAGAGGAATCGTAGAAATATCTTGTTATACTTGAGGACAGATTATACGAAGACGTAATCACGGCCCCATATTGAGCCGAGATATAAGACGAGGTTGAATATGACTTGAATGTGTTCTTCAAGCCATCCTTATACATAAAAGGGTAGATTCTCTGCCCTTCTGGACGATCAATGTTATATTCATATAACGAAATGAAACCATCGGGAACTCCATAGATATTATCTGTTCGGGATCCCGATTGGTTCGGTTCGTTTCCAATGTAAATGGTACCACTGTGGATATAGAAGGAATACTCTGGGTATGCTTCTATTGTGTTTGTAAATAAGTCATCTTTGGTAAATTTATAAAATGACATAGCATACTAGTAATCTAGTCTCGCACGGATGGTGAATTCGTTAGCAGGAGTCTTCTTGAGGGGCTCGGACAACTTACCAACGGCAAGGAGTTCGTTGTTCTCGGAGTAAAGACCAACAGTTGTGATATAAGAGATTGGCTCATCGGAAGAGATTTGCTTAACTCTGATTTGAGAACTGCTCAAGTATGTTGGGTTTGACGAGTAATTAAACTCGTTGTGGTTCGCACGGCAGAAGTAAATGGTTGAGTTAAGTTCAACAGTATTGTTGAATTGGATGTTCTGAATTCTATGACGAAGGTTGTCGGCATTACCAGAGATTTCTGATCCTGTGAGCGCAGCAACAATACTTTCTCCGGAAGTGTTCATCTCGGAAGTTCCGTTTGCGTCCGTCAAAATACCGCCATCAGTAATATCTTTGAAAAGAGAGGCGGAAAGAACCATAACGCCGGCTTGGTAATAGACAAGGCCGCAAGGAGCAGCGTTGTAAGTAGAAGACGTTACAGATGAATCAACAGAAGAACCTGAAGCATAGAGAACGCCGTACTCGCCAACAGGAGAGTTCACTCGATAATCATTAACGCCGCCAGCATCGGTGATAGTGACGGTCTCGCCCATAGGAGCAGAATAAGAAGCAGTTACACCAACGGTCAAAGACACGGTACCTTTTTTGATTTCATCTTTTACAAGAAGTCTTGTGAAGTTTAAGAAATAACCTTCTTTGATTTTGGCTCCTCCGGCCAAGATGTCTCCGTCTTCATCAAAACGAAGAACGGACCCGGTGATATCGTAACCAACGCAAACTTGAGCCATTTGGTTGTAAATGTTTCTTTTCTTTGAATTCTGGGTGTAGGACGCGTCAAAAAGAGGACTATCAGAAGAATATCCGCAGGTAATATCAAAAATATGGTTCGCAGAAGAACTTAAGTAAGGATAATCGTAGACTGACTGAAACATGCCGTGGGAGAAGTTTTTGATATTATCCTCGTTGGGAAAAGTTCCGTACGTTCCTGAAACGATTGTTCCTGTAATAGGAATAGCCTCGTGAAGAAGAGTTCTTGTCGATACACGATCGCTTGGTTTAATGTCTTTAAAGGTACTAGCCATTGTTTAATCCTATATTTTTACAAATCTTACGGGAACATCGATAGAGTATCCGGTAGTCATACCTGTAACTTTTACAATGCTATCGATAAATTTAGTGGTTGTTGTGTTTCCAGAAGTCTGGTTTGGTAATTGAGTGGTCGACCCAAGTTGGCTGAAGAGATAAGTGCTTGTGTTAAGTTCCAGAGAGGCGCCGATTGAGAATTCTAAAATTGTACCACGAGGTCCAGCAATTACTTCGTTTACAGAGTTTTCTGTTGAAGTGTTCACAAATACAAACTGCTGGTCTGTTCCTTGCGAGAAAGAATAGTAGGCAATATTATCATCATCAATTGAGTCAGGAACCGCTCTGATCACACCATCACGACTAACAATAGACCCAAGGCGGTTATCAATCTGGATCATATATTCGGTCTCAATAAGATCGGGATCAAGATTTTGACGAGGAGACACTTGTGTGGTGTCTAATCCTTGGTCAACTCTAATATAATTTGAAGATTCACGACCAGCCCCAAGAGATTCACCGAGAATGAATCCTTGTCGCAAGAGACCTTCTGAATCAAAAGCGACAGAAGAGGTCAAACTGTTGTTCGAGTTGTCTTCGGTATTTCTATCAACCGCCACGAAGAATGCCCCACTCGGGTGTAGTTTCGTGGTAGCGATTGCTTGATTAAGTTTGGTAACAGGCAAAAACAAAAGATTTTGGTTCTCAATCGTTAGCAACTTATTCTTCATAGAAGCAGCGTTGTCGGTGAATGCTTCCAAAACTGGTGTCTGAAGGATCTGTAGGTCGTAGTAAGAACTACCGCTAGCATTTGTATTATCATACAAAGCATAATCAATCTCGTCATCACCAAGAGCGAATTTGGCGACATTAAAAGATCCATCGCCTTTGGCCAATAATTGTCGGCCGAGGTCAGTCAAAACAACATCAAGTATGATATCGCCACTATTATCTAAAAAACCCATTTACAGTCCTCGTGTGTAGTAATCTAATATTAAATAGTAATCTCAATAAAACTATTCAAAATCCTCTTTTGTTTTGGACGTTTTAACATTAAAATTAATATTGAAATCTATTTTTCTGCCTGTGGTTGTAGAAGTGATTCTAATTTTAAAATTTCTACCCCAAAGAGAGTCTGGTACATTACCTAGTTTTATATTATCCAAAGAGCCTTTTGCCGTTGCTTTATTATACAAACTTGGCTGATTATTGTCGAGTAGTCTCTGCTGTAGAGCAGGTTCAACCTGAAATAAAGAATTGAACTTTTTTGTATTCATATAAGTTGGCGGCATCTCAAAGTCAAACTTGTTAACTACGACTCTTGAATCATCTGCGTCCTGAATCAATTCAACTTCATAAACTATTGTTGGATTTGATTTATGATTATGAATATTGACTGCTCGGAACATATAATAATATTTTCTGTTCGGCAAAATAAAATCGTTAACGCTTACGTGAGACGAAGATTCTCTTTTCTCTTGTAAGAAAGATTTAGCATCTTTTAACTTGTTAGCCGAGAAATCATCATAAGACTTTGGTTTCCTGTCCAATCTATAAACTTCATAGTATTCTGGGATTCCCTTCGAACTAAAATAAAATTCATTCTCCATCGAAGTATAATTTGTTCTGAAGAGGTTCATATAATCTAGTTGCTGAAGATCGGAGGTCTCAATTGTTTTGAAAGTCTGAAGATCCTCGCCAAGAGTGTGGCCCAAAGAGATTTTAATGCTTTTGTCTGAATTCATCTTGGTTGAGAAATGAACCTGTGGAACAAGCGGAGGGCTTTGGATTGAAACGATTTTATCGCTAAAATATGGAATCTCTAATATTTGTATTGATGGGCGGTTAGTTACTGTGATATCTGCTGTGAATTGTTTAGAGTCGGGTCGCAACTGTGGACGGCTATAACTATAAGAATTTCCAACAACCATAATGACTTGCTTCACATCATAAGAATAAGGTTGGCCATATTTTATTTGTGTGTCCATAATGATATTTAATTCTTCTTTATTGCTCACCCAATAAGTTTGAACTGGATCACCAATGATATTGTTTACATATTTATCAACTTTATAAAACATTACCTCGGCATAACAAGGCTTTGTATCGATGATATCTTCGTATGTTCGTAAGTGTGCTTGTGTATAAGTGCGAATAATTCCGTTGAGGATGAACTTTTTTAACCTCTCGGCATAAAACGAATCTCTTTCGTATCCACTCACAACTGTTAAGTTATTCGTTGCAAGATCAAAGTTTTGGTTTTGAATCCAATTGGCCAAGTTAAAAATGGATACATTAACGCTCTGATTAACTTGTGAATTTTGTTCCGAAGTCAGCAAATCGAATTGTCTTCTGGAGATATTAACGGGATTCGTATAATCACTGATCAATAAAGGCATCATTCCTTGATCATTCAGGTACTTTGTGAGACTACCAACTTGAGAAGAAACAAACTTGATTTCGTTATACATCGGATACTGGTCGGCGACAGATTCGACTGATTGAAGATCGTCTACAATAATATTTCTTAATTTTTGATCATTTATCGGAGGCAGTGTGATTGAGGCCTTGGTACCAACAGATTGGAAAAAATCTTGGTTTGGTGTTGAAAAGTTTGATTTCTGCTCTGTTAGGCTCGAACGTTGTATATAATAGTTAGGAATAATTCTCTCTGTAACGTTTGTTGTTTGTTCTTCAAAGCCACGAGCATAATAATTGTATTTTGATTTGAGAGAATAGTAATATTGTGCTTGATTGTTTAATTGAGAGCGATAAGGAAGAGTTGTTTCAAGATCGTGAGTCAAGAAGTTGCCTGAAATTTGCGATGAGATTGTATTTAAGAAATTGTTTGCATTTAAGAAATCGGCTCCGGGCAAGGCGGTTACAACAATCTTTTCTTCACGATAGTTTCCTTCCGTGTTATAATGTTTTTTGTCGTAACTTATTTTTATTCTTCGAAGATCCTCGGATTGTTTGCTTATGGTTTCATCTTGACGCGAAACATCAACATTAGTCAAGGCCTTGCCCAACTCATTCTTAAAGAAATCGTTATACGAACTATCGTGTGCTTGGAGTTTTTTTGTAAATTTTCCCATTAGTAAGTGCCTCGTATGTTCGAAGTTGCTCTATTGATTGCTCTTTGGCTCCCTCTTCGTTGCCTTGAAGAAAGGGCGTTAGTTCGGCTTGATGTTTGGACATCGGCTTGTGGCCTATTTGCTTGGGGCTGTTCGGTGAAAATAGAATTCTCTTTGATTGGCTGCGAAACTGGATTTGTAGTTGAGTAATCATAGTTGACGTTCGAAGTGCTTTCAAGGTTGATTACAAGATTGTTCTGTGTGGCGGAAGCAGATTGGGGTCGTGTTTCACTTGATTGTATAATGAAATATTTATCAAACACTTGAAGATCGAGTTCTTCTGGTAATCTCATGCCGATAAGTTCATCATCAAGAGACACGGCACGGCAAATAAGATTGCGAGTTGTTGAATTCTTATACGTTTCGAAATCAAGCAATTCCCACTTTGGCTTATTGAAGATGGGCCTATCCATCTTATCTAATTCGTACCCTGCGAAGTATTCTATCTTGTTGACGGCGAAATGTTCAATCAACAGTTTGTTTTCGGTCTCGTCAGAGGCCAACAGATCGTTTGGTGAATTAAGAAGATTTGTCTTAACGTTCGATCCACGTGAGAACATAACCGCTTTTGTGTGGAGAGGCATTTTTTTAAATTTCTTCTTTCTTCTCATTCTATCGCTGTTAGCGCTTTTGCTAGCCGCAGACTTGTCTCTCTTTGTTTTGAAGACGACATTGTTTTCTTTTGTGAGATCGTAATCTTTAATAAGTTTCTTTTTTCGCTTCTTGTTGATAGCGTTGTTAATCTTTTTATCAACCTTGATCTTTTCAATATCTTTAAGGTCTTCAAGCGTGTACCCAAAATCCAAATTGAGCAAAGGAGACAAGTCGCCAAGATATTCAGAGGTGTTCTCGAATCTTGGATTGTCGTCATTTGTGGAGATTTTGGTTTTTAATTTTTGAAGTCTGATTTTCTTTTTGAAGAATCCGCGTGCTCGTCGTGGCTTTCTTTTTATCTTCTCGATCGTATCGTTCAACAATTTATTATCAACCAAGTTGGTTTCTGATAAATCAATGTTTCTGGAATCAGCAATAAGTTTCACAGGCGACAGATAAGCCGTAGAGAAAGAAACGATATCAGTTAAGGCCTCAATATCATCTTGATCCAAGTTTTTACTTTCGTCTTGACTGAAGTTCGGGTTTCCTCGGAAGAAGCGATCAATTTCTTGCTTTCTTCTTGAATCAAATATGTCTCTTGTGATTAATGGTGTTGCCTCATCGGACTCTAACTTTTCAATAATTCTGTATCCTTCGACTGGCTCGGTAGCATCAAAGACATCATCATAATCGTAAGCCATAAATACGAGGTTGGGATGAGTTTGGTTGTTATTTGCTGGACTTCGTCTATTCTCGAAAGTTCCTAATTTCATCTTTTTGAGATCAAACTTTTGAATCAACTCGCCAAGAAGAGTACGATACATCTCAATGAAGGTCGTAATGTTAGTACGAGTTCCAGTTTTAGGATTGATTGAATTATAAAGATTCTGTGCTTGGGTGGTCTTTTGGTCTTCGGACAAATCGTATAAATAAGATTTTAAATTAATATAATTATCAACGCCCCTAATCCACGGAGCGAGATTTAGATTCTCTGGATTGTTAAGGTTGAATAAAGTGCTTTCGGCAGCAAGAAAGGTTTCGCTGAATTTGCCTGTGAGTTTATTAACATTTCTAGACTTTGAAGATCTTAAATAATAATCTTCCAAATCTTTTATGTCGTTTTTGTATGTCGCATAAAGATTAGACATAAATTCTTTTGTCCTATCAATAAGCGTCATTTCAATTCCGTAAACGTAATCGCCGTACTTAATATTACGAAAACCCAAATCAGCGAAGTTGAAATAGCGATATTTCTTATCTCCCATACTGATTTCGTTGAGTTGATTAACGATTTTAATTTCTTCGGTCTCAACATCATCAATCTTGATTGTCTTACCCGTTTTGGTCATTGGTCCAACAATAGAAAAGCCTTGATCTGTTTTGTCGGTCGCAATTGCTACAATTTCGGTTCTATCATTCAAAATACGATAAGAGCCTTTCTTTGTTTTGAAAGAACTTGCGCCTTTTGCTTTTGTGATGAACTTTCTTTTGATTACGAACTTTTTAATTTTAAAACTCTCAAGTGCTTGGTCAAAGAGAGAAGCGTTGAGATTCTTTAAAAGTTCTCCGTATTTTGTTTTTTCAATAAACATATTCTCCATATCGAAATGAAGTATCTGCTTTGTTGTGTTCGTTTCGTCTTTCGTAGCGTAAGGTTTGCCGATAAACAATCTTTTTCCATCAAAGGTGTTTAGTTTCTTTGATGTGTCCTTGATTCCTCGCTTATCTTTCAATTTAAGATTCTGGACTTCAACGAGTCGTAGCATCGGATGCGGCTCTGGCCTGTGAAACGCACCAGCCATATAATTGCCTTGATGGATGTGAACTGGTCCGGACCAAATAGTATTGTCTGGAAGGTAGAACACTTTTGTATTTGTCTGTAGGGCTCCATCAACGAAGATCTTTTCTGATGAAATGGGGCCTTGGAAATATCTGATCTCGCTATTATCAAAATTGGCCATATAATCAGCCCCAAGCATCGCTTGGTCGATTGTTAAAGCAGCAAAATAAGCAACATCAATCAAATCTTCGTCTTTGATCTCGAATGAAAAGTTATATTCAAACTCATACATTCCATTGCCGACGGCATACATTTCTGGATCCCCTTCGGGTCGCAGCATTTTTATCAATCTTGTGGTCGTTGAATGATCATAATCTGGTGATGCCTTGAAATCAAAAGAGTTAAGTGTATATTGTCCATTAGTTAATTGTTGTGTAAAATTTTTATCAAGTGTTTGTACCAAAGTCACATTAAGATAAGTATTCAACAAGTCGTTATCAGCCCATTGAAATGAGCCGTTTTCTTTCGCGTCTTTCACGACAAGTTTAATTTCAATCTTGGATGATTGCTGCTGTCCTTCGACAGCATTGATAGAAGAAATAGTTATGTCTCTAAAATAGACATTGGGAAGATTCTCTAGTCCAACAAAACTTTCAGCCATTAGTCGCAAACCTCAATATCGCTTGGTGTTACTCTCGATGTATAAATATTAACATCTTGCCCCTGTAAATCAGGACACTCGACTTCGAGGTCGATAAAGATATCTTGTGTCTTAAGTTCGTTGACTCCCTCGCAGATATCAGCAACAGCAATCTCTTTATCAACAAGAAGATCAAAATAATACTCAACATATTCGGGTGTTGGATCGATGCTACCTAGATCCTGTTCATCCATCAAGATATCATTTTGTATATTTGCTTTCTTTGGTAGGAATTTAAGTTGTTCGTATTTTGTTGTATCCACAAAATCTTGCTTGAAGACTTCGATCTCAAATGAATCCGTTAAATTAAAACCGTTGTCCTCGAGAAGTTGGACGATCATTTTTTCAAACTCAACGTTAATGTAGGTCCCATCGGCAAAGATATCAGATCTAAACTCGGGCCTAACAAATGAGACACCTTGCTGGTTTGCTTGTTTGTTTTGATTCTTGATTGATAATGTATAATCGAACTCTACACCAACTTGGGTTATTTGTTGATCCCCGCCCTCGGAGCCCGTGATGAATTTAGATCCTGCTGATGAGGAATTCTGTATAAACGTCGCTTTGAAAGCAGGAGATTCTTTGGATGTCTCCTTGCATGTGCCGAGAGGCTTCTGAAGGAAATAAAGTTTGTTGTCCGAAGAAGGATAGCGGATCTCTTCTGCTTCTAGATAAACTTCGTTTCTTCCGATGTTTTCGTCGAGATTCTTAAAAAGATAATTCGGCTTTAAATACGGCGTTTCATTCAAGATTCTTGTTTTAATGTCTGCGGATGTCTCGGAGTCTCCGGCTGCTTCGATATTGTAAAGAACATCGTCATCAAAGAAAGCATAATACGAAGGCTTCAACTTGCCGAGAGATAGCAAGTTTCTTCCGTATGGTGTTAATTCGATTGAGATTACTTCTTCTTTTTTATCAAAAAATGACATTACCTACCACGCCTACCGATATTATTTCTAGTGCTATCCAAAGTTGGATTCTGTTGGATTGTTCTAGAAGACTTTTCTTTCTTTGGATTACCTTTAGATACGTTTTTGGTCGTACCGTCTTGGTTTTCAAGATCAGAAAAAGTAACTTCTGCGTCAATCTTAACTAGTTCCACCAGCGAAAAGAAATCGTAAGGCCAGTTGTATGATATCAAGTCTTGATCTACTTTTAAAGATTGGTCTCTTGAAGTTGTTTGTCCTGCTAAAGGAGACCCTTTAACGCCGACAACTTTATCAAAATAGTTTGTATTTGCTCTCTGCTTAACTTTGAACACCATCCAGCGAACTTTGTTTGGAAGTTCTCCGCCTTTTGGTGTTGTATCGTTTCCGGTTCCATAGCCCATCAATTCATTCGCAAGGAGCGGATGTGTAACAGAAGCCTCGGCCTCTTCAAATGAAGTGCCGATTGATGGAGGAAGATTCTGCCATATGTCTGCAAGGTCTTGTTGTGATAGAGTGTGCGTGAATTCAAAGATGTACATCGAGAACGGTTTGACTTCTGGGTAATTCAAGAAGTCCATACTTGGAGGAAATACATATCTTTTTGCTTTGCGAACCATATCGATAACAGAAGCAGAGGTACGTTTTGCGAGACTTTCGAGATCTCCGGCTCCGGGCGGAACTCCTTGTCCTTTTTTGTTGAGATCCTCGACACGAAGATATTCTCTTGCGGTTGTTACATTGTTAGCGTCAAGTTCAAAGAACTTCTTTTCTCCGCCGATCTCAATGAAAGGCACGGCGACGACAGCCTCGCGGATAACACGACCGGAAGCAACTTGGCCCAACTTAACAGGAGTTGATGAGAAACCGCAGAGATCGACAAGTGAGCCAGTTAGTTTAGCATCTTCATCGCTTTGGCCAAGAGCGTTCGTTAACCAAGTGCGCGGCACATTTTCAACAGCCATATAAATACCTTCTTCATTAGTCGGTAGTCTTCCGTATTGGTGCCACATTCCACGAGGAGTTTGGCCCGAATCTAAATTGCTCGAAGAGACTGTAAGTTCTACATCTTTAAAATTCAGTATCGGAGTTTCAAACTTTGTTTGAATTACCCATCTTGTGGCCGAGTCTTCGGTTACATCGGTTGTGATTTGAACTGCTTGATTCGAAGTATCGTTTTCAAGATTTATTTGAGCAGTCTGGCCTCGAGAGAATAAATTCAATGAAGAATTAAGTTGCATTGCGCTCTGATTTAATATGTTTTCATCAATATCGCCCGTACTCGTACTAGCCTGTGGGCCAACGTCTGTAACGCCACCGGCCTGATCTTCAAATGCTTGTCTATCTGCTCTATAATATTTTACATTAGCACTTGAAATGATTTCATTTACAGTATATTTTTTTGTTGTTGTTGCAGTGAACTCAATATCAGCCCATGCTTCACCGTGGTAATAAGGGGGGGTAAATGGATAATTATACCCATCACGACTGTCTAAACGGTGAGTAGGTGCTAGGCCTTCGAAACCAGATGTGGGAGGACCAAAGGCAGTTGGTCGAGAATACATTGTAATTGTCTCTCTTGGGTGGCCTGTGGCTATATAATCTTGTGGCGGCATATAAGGGCCGCTCGAACCACTAAAAGATAATCTGGCTGAATCCATTGAGCGATACATTTTTACTCGCATAGCATAAGTGGTTCCGGCTACTGCTTGTCCAAAATTAGGATTACTTTGTTCCAATGATGTAATGCTTGTAAAAGATGAATTATTTAAAAAGAATTCACTTGTCTCGGCACAAAAATTGGAGGCCATTTTTTTATAAAGAATATCTCCATTGCCGTCCCAAAAACAAGAAGTGGATATATTACCTGAAGGGTGGGGTTCGTTATTAAACAAAAGAATATTTGATAAATATTTTTCCGGCTCTACAGTAGCCTCAAAAGGTATTCTGATATCGAATAAAGAACTTAATGAATCTCCTAATAAGTAATTGTCTCCAGTATTATAAATACCCGGCTGTTCTGTATAGATTGGATAATCACAAGCAACGCCGGCTTTTATTGAATTATAAAGAGTGCCCGGCGCATAAATGGTGCTAATTAGATTCATAAAAGCGCTTCTAACATTCGATGCAGGCTTGCCGCCGCCGCCCACATCTGATATATCAATGTAGTCTTTGTACGAATCATAAAATTGTTCCGCCATCTCTTTTGTTCGTATCGCAGGATAAAATGAATCATAAGCCAAGAATTTCTTTAATCCTTTGCAAGTAAGTTTAATGGTTGATGGTTCGGCAAAGTCTTGATGATCTTTTTTGATTTTTGCGAAATGCTTCAAGAAATCTGTTGTTGAGTAGGTCTCGTAAAATGTTGCTTCGCTTGATTGATTAGAAGAGGCAAGGCCGCCGGTTACTTCAAAGAAATCAAGAATTTTCGTTTGAGGTCCAGTTTGCAGAAGGGTCTCAACATGATCGCTTATTCTGAATTCTGGAACAATTGAAAAATCTTTTCCTTTGCCTCGAAGTTCTTCGATAAAATAATCATAAGAGGAATAGAATGGATCTTTTCCTGCTTGTTCTCCGGCTTCCCAAAGAGCAGTCCCTTGAAAGATGGGGCCCATTATTTCTGTAATCTGAATTCCAGATGGAGCGACAACAGAATCTGCCGTATCAAGTGTATGGAGCCGTGTATAATAAGGCGCTGGGCGTAGATCGGCATTTATGGTTGCAGGAGAAAAAGTGCTTAAATTATCTGATACGAGCGAATAGTTATTTTGTAAAACGCCAGCATCTTGTCCATTGTCGCCATTATCGTATCCCAACTTAATTGATGACCAAGTTGCCCAGTCAGAGGCAGCATCTAAAGGCCAAATGCTTTGTGATATAGTTGAATCAAATTTATTATCAGCAATCTCGGATCGATCAGATCGGACATCTCGCCAGTAGTTATTTTGATAATTCGTTCTTTGCCTTACATGCGACTTATATGTATTGATCTCACGAGGAAAAATGGTTTCCTTATATTTCATAAACTCGAATGTGGTTATCGGACTATCATCCGCATCAAGACCACCATTAAGATAGAACTCTTTGATTTTTTCATAATCTTCTTCGGTGACTTGAGAAAGGCTATAATATTTGTTAATACCATCGTTAACAAAGTAACCCATTTCATTTCCGTAAGATGACTTCAGTAAGATTCTTTCAATGTTATCAATCGATAAATCTTCTTTGTTCTCTATTCTTTCATTATCAATTCCAACTCCAAAGAGAAACTGAAGAGGATAATATTTTGATGAGATAGGAACTTCGTCAAATCTTTGGATGTCTCCATAGCGAGAACTAATGTATTCGATCTGGTTGTCTCCGAAGTTTCGAACAACCTCGCGTGAGGGAGACTCAACGAAAGAAAAGATATTATTTGCGATGTGATAGCGAGTCAGAGGATTCTGCGATGTTCGGATTTGTTTGAAAATTGGATGACCATAGGGGCCGTTAGCATTAGTTAGTAGTGAATTTAAATAAGAGTTTGGACCAGCAAACCTAGCATCATCAAATAGGAAATACGAATTAGTATAAGCATTATATTCTGGTGGATTAACTTGTGATAAAGATGCTGTATAATCTGATAATTCTTTTGGATTTTGTCCATATGCCGTTTGTGCTGCGGATATGTAGTAATACAAGTCTATTGTTGGAGTGAAGCCTTGTGAAATTATATTTCCATTTATTCCAATATCGTAAAGTTGGTCATTATTAGTTGTAGTTGCCGCAATGGTTCTGAAAACGGCAAATTGACTTATTTGCCCTTTCAAGGGGCCGGAGGGATATTGGCCGATAGTAGCAAAATAAAGACTACCAGCAAGTCCAGTGAAGTTTCCTACCGGCGTGCTATCCTCATTAATGGTACAATCAACTCTACTTTCCCCAATAGCCCTAAATGAAATCTTAGGATCATGTGAGACGTTTCCATTAGGGGATAGATTTATTGTTAACAAATACCATTTATTCAATTCTAGGCTTTCAGTTGTGGACCAAATACCGTCTGTTGTATCACGATCAATAAAAAATTCAAAAGTTCCATCTGCCTTGTTATCAATATAAACAACATTGGCGCTACTAGAATTCTTTAAATTTAATAATCTTTGATCTGATGCTTCTGTTTTTTTATACCAATAGTGAAAAAATACATAATTATCCCCGGTGCTTCCAGAGCCAATAATATCTTCCCAGTCTCCGGAATTACCAATTAATATCAAGTCGGCAACTGTTAAGCCAAAGTTCCAAAAAGATTTTTGATTCTCAAAACTTATAGTATTAGAATCAGAATCAATAATCTTTGGAACAATATTATTAAGCCCAACAAAATCAATAAAACTCATATTATAAAACCTCTAAACTCGGCGGAACCAGTGGGAAAGTTAACCGCTGAATCAAAGCCGTTCCTTCTCCACGATACATTAGCAGATGCGCTCAAAATCCCATCTTTCGGCCAGTAACCGAATACTAACTGTTGTCCTTCCGTTCTAACAGACAATTCTTCTCCAAGAGACGCCGTGACCCACGAATACCCATAATCTTGCGAGGGGATAGGTCGAGATACATTAAAGTTATCAAAACTGCTTGTTATAATTAGTGAGCCAGTTTCCACATGGACTCTTGTATTTCTGTTTATTTTATTAAATGAGGCCTCGGCATTATAGTTCTCGGATGTAACAGCACCGTATTGTGAGTCAATACCAAATTTTCCGGAGTGTCTCGCAAGAAGAGTCCTTAAGCCTTCTCTTCTATTTGCGTGACTATTGACTCTTATCGTTCCTGCTTCGCCCGAACCAGAACCCAAAACAGAAAGATTCCGGAAAGGCATTGCGTTATAAGCCGAGTATTCTTTTGATGGAACATCGAGGTAAACCTCGGACATTGTCTCAAAGCCACCGGGAGCAGAGAAGCGAGTTGCGATAACTGTCTTTCCACGAGAACTTGCGTCGAATGCTTGCTGGTCTTTTATATCTAGCGGGATCCTATTATTATTGTTAAAGTTCATAACAACATTACCACCAGAACCAGTAGCAACACCAATCAAAGATGCTTCTTGCGTCGTTGTCGGAAGCCCATCGAAAAACGGATTTAAAATATCTCCTTCGGTTCTTCGCCAGCCTTGATCGTTCTCTTTGCGGCCGAATGTGTGTAGAACTTCATAATTCTCAACAAAGTTTCCATGAACGGCAGAGCCGGTTGTTGTTCGGATATTTCTAACATTTAGAGGCCGCTTTGTTCTTTCGTCGCGATAACGGATAGCATACTTTCTTGTGTAGTCCGGATAAGGGCCACCGTAGTCCGGACCAACAAAGCCCATTGCACCGTCATTAGAACCAGAGAAGGAGCCACTATTCCAAGTTCCATCAGCGCATTCTTTTAATAAAAGTCTCCACGCTTCTTCGCGAGTGTATTGATCGTCAAGATTGTTGCGAGTTTTGTATGTTGCGTTAACTCCACCAGTGAATCCGCTAACACTATTGAAAATATATGTAAAAGTTTCACCTAACGTTACATTACCTACAGTACCGGCATTGTTATTTGTTATTTCAAGATCATTTCCATTTATTGTGATCGAAACATTAAATCTTGCTTCTAGAAAGGACTTTGTATTGTTTCTGGATCCTGCTGCGGTAAAACCTGTCGGGATAGTACCGGGAGTAGGAACAGTTTTATATGTATAAGTGAACGGGCCAGTGATTCCATCCCCAAAAGTTATTGTATCATTGTTGGATACCGTTTGCACAATCGTTATTGTTGCTGTTGCCTTTGTTGCCGGAGTTGCGATTCCATCGGTGCCTTTGTCTTTATTTATTTCAACATGACGAGATTGGTGACCTCCAACCCAAGCCTCGGTGAATGGGCCTTGCATACCGATGTCGTTTGTCGGAGAGAAAGTATCTGAATGAAGGTTTGTTATGATTGAACCGCTCTTAAATTTCTCAACAACCTGCTTGTTGTAGCCGCTATTAACTGTTCCGGAAACCAGATTAGCAGGCCAGTAAAGAGAAGATTTGACCTTGTATTCGTAATCTTTGCCCGTTCGAGCAGTAGGATTGTAGCCAGTAGCATAACGACCAAGAACAGCAGAGAATCTCCACTTTCTTTTTTCGTTTGGATCCTCGACATCTACACAATCAATAAAGGCGTCTGTGCTTTGGCCCTCGGCGACACCAACGACCATAACGTTTTGCGGGATACCTTTGGGATATTGTTTTGAAACAGGGCCGTGAATGTAGGTCGCATTATAAACCAAATCTCGGTCTTTGCCTTCGTTGTAATTGATACCACCGTGAATCGAATTGTTGAGACTGATGCTTTCTTTGTATGGCTTGCTTAATCTGTTGATTGCGAAGGTTGAGCCCTCGTACGATGTTCCGTCGGTTTTGAATAACTTCGGCGCAACGACGCTATTTCTATTATTGATAACTTCTTTTATTGTCTCGCGATCTGGAATATCGGTGCGTTCTTTTCGCTCTTTGTTCCAGAGACAATTTTCATTTTCCTCGGATCCTGTGGGAGCATGGCCGAACTTCCAATTGTAAGTTAGTTCACCAACACCTCGAGCAGAACCTTCGGTCGAAGAAAGTCGAGTTGTAATAGGAAACTTGTTCTGATATTTGTTTCTCTCGAGAATATGACTCTCAACCATGTTTGCGATTGAGTCCGAATGACGGACAGAAGCAGGATAAAGTTGGTTCATCATCTCGGATATTGCGGAGTCAATCCACTTATAATAATCCGTGAAACGATCAAAGTCCATATCCGATTCAATTCTTTGGAAGAACAATTGTCGCATCTTGTCTAAATGCTTGTAGCGATGGCGGTATCGGTCAACCGCTTGTCCCATAAGATTATTGAACTCGATGGCCGATGCGAACATTGAAAGCATCTCTTCCGAGATGATTTGGTACATTGACTTCTCGAGAGAGTAAAAATTATCGCTTACATCATCATCTTTGATGAAGAATTTTTGAAGATCATCTTTGATAAACACTTTATCAGAGGTAACCGAGATCTCGGGCAACTCCTTCTTGCTTGCGTAAACCAATTCTTTGTCGATAAATGAAGTTGCGGATGAGCCAAAACCGATTGATGTAGCCTCGTGCTCTCGGCGAATAATGTTATCAATCCATCCGTAGATCGTATCGAGTGAGCCGGAAGAAACATCCACAACGGAGAAAGAACCTCCGGCAGACGAGGATTCCACAAGATCAAAGTCCCAGTTAAGGGCGAGCGTATCTGATCTTGGAATTGGAACATTGGTCAAGTTTGTTGCGAAAAGAGTTCCGTTTCTTGTTGAGTTGTCCACGCCAAGGTTGGTAATGTCCTTTGAATGACCTTTGAGATCCGTATCTGTGAGGTAATCCATCCAGAAACGACAAGCACCAATTTGAACATCGGTGTTTTCTAGCACCGAACCTGTGAAGTTTGTTCTGTGAGCGCCAACATAGACTCGTTTCGGCTCGGAAAGATAAGACGATCCCGAGGTGTAATCGATTGTGGTGGAGACAGAAAATTCATTTTTGACCTCGCCAAATTGATGATTCACACCGTAGAATGAGATCTCGTATGTTGGATTTGAAGCCGTAAGCATTGATCCGATGATTGGATAGGCGGTTGGCTTTACACGTGCAGCCAAAATCCATCGCTCATTGTCGTAAATTTCATCATAATACGATGAGGTAAGGGTTAGGGTGCCGTCTTGATTTGTTAGCAAAAACTTTGCTCTATTTGACTCTAATTCATCTCTAACGAGGTATATTTGAGCGCTTGCTATCTCATTGGTCGCCCAGTCGTATCCTGAACCTGTGGCTTGGTGAAAACCACCAATCGAAGCCGAAAGGAAACGAGTATCGAAGAAAGCAGGGTCGGTGGCCGGAAGTTTCTCTGGAATAATTGTATCCACCTCAAAGGTGAAAGCGTTGTATTTTTCTAACTTCTCGGCACTGGACCCAGAAATGTAAGACAGCGAGTTATTCGCTGACGATGTTTGATAGACAGAAGCGCCAAAGTACGAAGGATTATTGTGATTGATGTACTTTGCTGTAATGCTTGTATCTTTGAAATTATCATTAAAGTAGTGAGTGCCTCCGTCGGTGTAGACATTGAACTTCACAAGTTCGTCGTCAATACCGAAACAGCGGAGGAGATTGCGAAATGACTTTTCGGAGCCTTTCGTTTTATAGATGTAATCGAGGTTATTGTAGATGTTGTGATAAATTAAGTTCTTAATATCATTAACGTTATCCTCGAACTTCTTGTTTTCGTAATCGTTGTCGCCGTAGAATTCCAAGATCTCGGTATCAACGAACAGTTCGCTTGTTGCAAATCCACGAGATTCAAGAAGTCGATTTGCGAATGGAAGCGGTTTGGTCGAGGACGATAAATAGTTTTTATTTGTGATCTCGGGAAGAACTTTGGTTTGAGCATAGATGGTATCGAAATAAGACGAGACGATCTGATAAAGATTCTTGATGTTAAGGCCATTGCTTTCATCGTCATCTCTCATGAATTGAGGAAGTTTATCGTAAAGCAAAGTCGAGTTGACTTGGTCATACTCGCTACCAGATGTCTGCATCTCGCTTTGAAGCGAAACTACTGATGGATGGTTGCTATAAATGATTGGATCTGCTGGCTCGGAAGAAAGAACACCGGCAGAAACGAAACAAGAGCCTGTAGAACGAGCACCAGAAGCATAGCCGGTCCACGCACCATTGGTTAGGCGGCCTGAATAATCAAGAACGGTTGAGTCAATGGAAGAGCCAACGATCCCTTCATTGAACTTGAAATAGCAGCCAAGAGAAGTGTTATTGTCTTCTGTATTGGCCCCACCGTCAACAGGGCGATACCATTTAAGATTTATTTGTTTTGATGTTCTCCGAGTTTTCCAGAAACGGAATTCGTCGATAGAACCGCTTAACTTACCAGCATATTGAGCCGCAGCAGAACCAGATGGAGATGTTTGGAGAGCACCGATGTAAGCATTGATTCTTCCGGACAGTTCATTAATTCCGGCAGAGCCAATCGTTTGCTCGTTATTCAAACCACCATCAACATAAAAGAATGTCTTGATTCCAGCGGATTGCGATAAGAAAGAGACAGCATAATGGTGCCAGTTCCCATCAGCAAGGGAGGCTGTTGTGAATGAGGAGGCCGCAAGACTTTGATCTGCGAAGCCTGTTGTTCCATTTTGAAGCGTTGCACGAACAGTATCCAAACCATCTGTGGAAGCAGAAAGATAAATCGTTAATCGACCATAATCAGCAGACGAAGAGGCTTGGCCGTTCCATAAGTCAAGGATGACCTCTTTTTCTGTCGAGGAAGGAATAAAGTTGTCTTTCTTGAGCCAAAATTCGACTGTTGTTCCGGCAACGGGATTAATTCTGAAATTTTGAGTTCTATTCTTGTCGGCATCATATTTGATGGAACTATCAAAGTTTTTAAAAAGTTCTCCACTTTGCATTCCGGCAGAGGCCGTATGAAGCCCACCGGCGGCATAAATGTATTCGAGATCCGAAGAAAGACCGTAGCCATCAGTGATTACGCTCGAGCCATATCCTCCGGCTGTTAACGTAGCATAGCCGGTGCTTTTGGGATACTTGTTTTCGAATATCCATCGATCAAGATAAGACGAGGATAATTGGAATTCAAGTTTCTCTTTACCCGAACCATCATACGGATATTGTTGATAAATTCTTTTAATCGAGTTCTCGTAATAAAGTTCGGCTGAACCAAACTTGATGAACTGTGACGGATCAGAGAAGTCAGTAAAAGGTACAAATGTGTTGTTTTCCTCAACTTTTGTTTTGAGAAAATCGGCTGATTCTATATCGACACTTGCGGATTCGGCTGATTCGTAAACTGCGACTTTAGATTTTGAAAAGAGATCCTTAATACTCATACTTGTTAACCTTGAACTTAAACTCTACTGGTTGCTCAACATAAGATTTGATAGCATCATCATAAATGGAAATATGTATTCCATACATATAACCTTCTTCCAGCATAGACATATCAAGATCGAAGTAATTGCCCGAGACATCATAAGATAACATTGTATGATTCACACTACCGGTTCCGTAGTCAACTACGATATAATCGTCAACAACACGAGTAATCTGATAGGAGGCGCTCTCAAAAATCAAATTTGGAACCGTTGATTGAGCAACGGTATAAATGTTTGGTGACCATCCTTTTTCTCGAGAAAAGAATCTAAATCTTGCTGTTTGTTCAGGATAGTATTCTTCTTGCATATTCGTTATGCTCAAGACATAGCGATTCGTCGTAGAATAATTTGAAGCAGCAAAGTTATCAGTCGAAATCGTTCCAGTGTGATATTGCGTGCTTCCGGAATACCATACATCATATAAAGTGGTTTCTGATGAGTCAATACAGACAGAAGCAGAATAAATTCCTGTTGAGACCCAACCGCCTGTGGCTGGTGTGTCGATACATTGCGTAAGTGGAGAGCCGCCCAATGTTGAATAAAGATCAACATAAATCTCGCCTGTTCCGATATTTGGAATATTGGTCAATCGACCTCGGACAAAGTTATAAAGATAGATTGTGTTAAGGTTGTCTGCGGCTGGTGCTAGCGAAGATGAGGTGTAGAAGTTGCCTCTATCATCTTTTATTGCTGAATCCCAACGTGCTTCGAGAACTGGCTTTCTGAACCAATCACCTGTTCCGCGTCCAAAGAATCTTTTTGTATAATACGATAGTTCTCCGGTCTCGAGCGCATCAGGAAGTTTGATAGCAAAACCGTAATTATCTTTGGTACCATCGAGCCATTCTTCAACAAGCGAAGTAACATTGATTTCAAGGTCTTCGTTTCCAACAGGAAAGGATGCCGAGAATACCGGTAAAGCGTGGAAGTCGCCACCTTCAGTATCCCAAGACGTAGAGCCCGATCTTTTTATCCAGTTAGAGCCGAGTTGATCGTATGTAAGATCTCTGTATTCTTCCATATCCAAGCCGACGCCTTCCTGCCATGATGAAGAAACGGCCACAACATTTAAATCGTATTGCGATGGAAGCGTAAAAGGGTGCTTTGCGTTGTAAAGTTTTAGATAAAACTCAACATTTCCAGCGGCAGGTAAGACATTTGAAGTTCTATCCGCCTCGATACCAGACATAGGAAATTCGATAAGGAATCGTGTTTTTTCAACGGAAGTTGAATTTGCTTGGCCGTAAATTGAAAAAACCTCAAGAATGTCCGAGGCTCCCATATTCGACCCCGTTCCTCTTGTTACTAGATCGGAGCGAAAAGCATCTGTTATGGTGTTATCTTTGTTAGCAAAATATCTTTTGATAGCCATTATTTAGCCACTCCTCTAATATCGGCATTTGGGAACTTGAGTTCGAAAATTACATTTTTTGGCGCTTTGTAGAAAGTCCCGTCTCTAGATTTCAAATCGTCAAAGTTGATTGATGTCGCAGAGTAGTTTCCGCCCGACTTGTTGTAAATTTTAATTTTCTTAACGTCGGATACGCCGCTTACTTTATTGATGATGTTGTATAAAGAAGAAACGTAAATTGGCTCTCCAATATAAAAAGTGTCGCTGTATTCTGAAATAAGTTTAGCAATGACTCTATTAATCACGTCATTTGGATTAGAGTCTCTTGTGACGCTAATTTCAAAATCGATTCCAAAATTTACTACCTTTGCGTCAATAATATCGATAACATCATTAAGCATTTTATAACGACCGAGCCATACTTTAAGATTGTTCTTGATTGTATCGTTTGCGGTTGTTAATTTATTATTGTTGTCCTCGGAGATTACATAAAGAGCCATTCGACGGTTGGTTGCACTTGGGTCATTGACGACATTCACTCTCTTAACCGTTCCGAACTTTTTCGGCATATTGTAGCAGAGGGCCTCGTAATCTTGCTTGGTTACAGCACGGTTTTGTGTTGCGTAGTAATTCTTTGCTTGAACTTTAAGTTCTTCGTTTGAAGTTCCGGAGGTATCACCGACGATCGGCTCGGTGTTATTGACTTCAAGAGAATTGCGAACAGCAGCGGTTAGGGATGCATTGAGCACTTGCTCGTTTTGAAATGTTAGCGTTGATGTGCGGACGCTATTGAGACCATTTGCCGGAACGTTGGTCGAGGTCAAATCGTTAACCTTGTAAACAACGGTCAATTTAGTTCCGGATGGAGAAACACCAAGTTTGTTTGTTCTTAATAATTGCGTTGGATCAAAAGAACGATCGCTGATATATCTTTTTCCGTACATCTCGATGGCGACTTTTGAAGGCTCGACCAAGCCGGTTGTGTCGTCTTCTTCGGAACCGTAGCCAAATTGAAGATATGTGCCGGTATCATCTTGTTCTACGACAAATCTTCGTGGAGCCACATAAGGCTTGAGAATACTGCGAACGCCATCGCTAGCGGCTGTTCTATTTGTGGTCTCGAGATAGACTGTTTCTTGCGAAAGGTAATCGACTTCGTAATATTCATTACCTTCGGTATCCACAACAGAGAAAATTTCAGAGACATTCGGGCCTCCGATCAATACCTTACGAAATCTTGTAAATGTTTGATTTGTTAAGTCGATTGTTGTTCTCTGGAATCTTCCGGAAACAACTTGCCCATACGCTCTAATAGCGAAAAATGTTGTGGCTCCAGTAGCATTATCGAATCTAGCAGCGACAACTTCGTTCTTTGGGTCGCTGAACTTTACGTCTTCCGTCAAAATAAAGTTTGCTCCGTTGGATGCTTTAAATTCTGATCCTCTTTTGAGGGTTGGATATAATGAGGAGTCCGGAGCAGTTCCAGCAGAGTTGGCTGGGACAAGAACAAAGAAAGCGGCTGTTCCATAAGAGTTGGCGATTCCAGAAAAGCGATAGCCAAGGCTTTTGGCGTGTTTACGAATATTTTCGAATTCTATACTCGAGTCTAAAAAAGATTCATTAACTTGATAATCAAGGTAATAAGACAGGATGTCTCCGGCATAAGCAACCGAATCGATCACAAAAGAAGTAAATGATGCCTTTGAAAAGTCATTTATTCTTGTTGGATAGTATCTTTTAGCATGATCGATTAGATCTTCTTTGATGCTCTCAAAATCCCTACTTGTGTATTTAATAGGGACGATTTTTTTCTTTGGCATAGAATAACCCTCTTACCAATTAAATAGTAGTGATTATCTATTTTCAGGGAAATCTACTACTATTCTATCCTGTTGATTGATTTGTGGAACATAGTAGGTTATCGCCACATAAACACCGTTCTCATTGTTTTCAAAAGTGCTCAAATCAATCTTCGTAATGTTAATTGACGATAGATAAGTAATTGCTTGTGATTTAATCCTTGAACTGATTTGTTGTTTTGTCGCAACAGTGTTCATTTCAAACAGAAAATTTTGAATTCCTATTCCAAAGTCCGGATCATTCAACTTCTCTCCGGGCCTTGTTAAGAGGAGATTTCTAAAGTTTTGTTTGATCTCGGCCAAAGGGTCAGATAAATCTAAATCCGGATCTGTTGGGTCTTCCAGCGAAGGCCCATAAGCAATATCGGCATATGGAGATAATTCTTCCATAAATTCTTGTGCTGTTCTTGCGATTCTTGTAGCCATAACCAATCCCTATTCGTCAGAACTAAATAGCCGTTGGAAGGCATTTTTACAGAAATTTCCATCTTTATCAAATGGCCGGTCTCTCAAGCGACGACGACGGAGCCAATGAAGAAGGCCACGGTTAACGCCGAAGACACCGGGAAGAATTCGTGAAACCAATTCTCTTAACGAAGCATCATTATCGTCTTGCGGATCAAAATCATCAGAACGATAGAAAGAAGCAAACAATCTACGGCATTCTCTCTTTGTGTCCGCCAATATTTCTGTCTTCCAGTCATCGTTGGTGATATTGAAGCCAAGCAATTTAGCATCCTCATCTCTTTCGCTTTCACTTTTTCCTACGGCTGAAACAAAGTTTTGAGCCATATAGATGGTGAGAATTGTTGGAACCCTTTTTAATCCGAGAAGATATTCCATAACAAAGCGATACTCTGGCTCTAAAGCAATCTTATCGACATAACATTTGAGGTCTTCTCCTAAATTCGAGTCTGTAAAATCTAAATCAACAAATTTAACATCTTTTATATCTCTCTCATACGAAACTAGTGGGATTGCGATTGTGTCTTGGAAGCGATAACTCTTTTCTCTCGCAACAACTTCAGGGTCCCAATTGCCGCTAGATAGAGAATCTCTTAAAGCGTCATTTGGAAGAAGGCTTATTCTTAAACCAAATTTGATTCCGATAGAACCTTCGTATTCGCCGCTATTTCCTGCTGTAATTGAAGCATCTCCAAATAAATCTGAAATATTCAATTCGGCTGGTAGTTGCTCTTTTACACCTTGGGCCCATTGTCGGAACTCGGTAATATTGCAAACACCTTTTAGGGTCTCGGGTCTTTGACGAACAATTTGTAAATATCGTGGCTCTTGTTGGTCTTCTCTGGTCTCATTTTGTAATTGCGGTCCTTGGCGGGGCTTATCAATTGTTCGGATGTATTTTTCGATAACTAGGCCGCCTGATTCGGACAGTTGTGTGGCCTGTTCTTGGCTTATTCCAAGCGTCGCTAATAAAGGAGTCAACGTTGGATTAGAAATAACTTCGGCCACATCGCCATAGTCGATATTACTTTCACCAGCAACTTCGGGGTTTTCAACATCCATAAGGCCGGCCTTAAGCGTAGAGCCGTACATAAAGTTAGGAAGTGAAAGACAGTATTTAGTAAAGTCGCTAACATAAGGGCGAAAGCGTGAGTCTCCTTCAAGTTTGGAGGATAGAAACTTGAGTTCGTGGTTAATGAGCGCCTTGAGTAGAACTTTGGATTCTCTTTTGACGCTTTCGATCATTCCGATTTTGCTAGCAAATCTCAATGCATTGAGAGATAATAGGCTTCCAACGATAGCAACGGGAGTAGCAATAACGACGCCGGTCGCCACGATGGCTGGAAAAGCAAGAGCAAACATGCCAAGTGTTATAGCGGCACCCGTACCAGCCGCTTTTGCTGCGACGTGATCCAACTCATTAAATTCTTTAAATGCTTCGAGATCCGACTTCTGTGGGTATTTGTAAGCAATTTGCGCGTCGTTGATTGCTTTTCTCGCTTCTTCGATCTCTGGGGTGTTCTCCATTTCTCCGCTGTCTAACTTACGAACAACAGATTGGACCGCTTGTTCCAAGAATAACAGCCAATAAGTATAACCTTCAATGCGTCCTCCGAACAAAGCGGTCTCATCAGTTAAGCCATCTTCCATTTCTTTGACGATCATTTGAGCAAACCCGTTGTCGTAATTTGTATCTTTATACATCAAAAATGCTAGCATAGGCATAGATTTTAGCATTGCTTCGGAGGCATAGGTCCTAACAGTTGCCGTGACTGTTCCATCTAAAAAAGCAAGCGTAGAAGCATCAGAAATTTTATCAAACGGTATTCTTTTAACACATTCAGGGTCCTCGCTTAATCTTGGGTCTTGTGGGATCGATGTTTGAATTTGTCTTACTTTCTCGGAGATTTGCTTTATATCGATAAAGTCAGTTCGCTTTGGCTTGCAACCGTCGATTTCAGGGACAAGCATTTGAGCAAGGCCCATCCAGCCGGTATAGGTTGCTGGTTCAACGTAAATTGGCGGATTAACATAGGAGCCACCGTATACGTTCGGATCCAAGAAAAAGACTCGTGGATTCTTTGTTGCGGATCGGCCAAGAACAGCATCTTCGTTTTCATATGTATATTCCCAAGTTGAATCGTCGTTTGGATCAGATTCGGGATTTACATAAAGAAGATCGTCTGGTGTTAGTGGATCGGCATCGTATCCGAAGTTGAAACCTTCAGAGACAGTTCCGTCGAGTTGGGTTAAAAGACCTTTGGACAAAACGTCATATGTTTTCTTTGTAAATTTGTTATAAAATGTTGTTGTGAATTGCTTGACGTTTACAGGTGTGTGTGATGCGTCCTGTAATCTAGAATTAACAAGATTCGAAAGTAAATAAGATTGATAAGGAACTTGCTTTTGATTGAGCGTATCCTCGTCGACATCATATTGCGCCAAGACAACAGAAGCCGATTGATCAATCGTTTGAGGGGAGAATATAGCATACTTTCTATAACCAACGAACCTTTCGGGTCCTTCTTCGCCTTCTTCGTCAGTTGTGGTTGTTATTTCGGTTCTGGAAATATCAATCTTGTAGCCAAAGTCTCTTTCGATGTTTACTTGTTGATTTTTGAATGTCGTGTACATAAGATCAACATCTAATTCTGTTTGCGAATCATCACCGTTATCAAAAGTTAGTTTCATGTCTGGGCTTTTAAGATATGGCTTTGGTACTGTTATATCTTGTTGTCTTCCAAGCAAACCAACTCTTACTGATCTTGTTTCGCGAGATGGTAATTGCTTTGGAACAAGAGAGTAGTTTGTATCAAATGTTTGGGCCTCAAGTTGTTCTTTGAGAAGGATTGCGACGGTATCGGGGAATACGCCCTTCGGCTCTTCCTGCGAGAACAAACCAAAATAGAAATCTCCGGCGGCTGTCTTCTCGAAGCGTTTCTTCTTCGCTTCCCAATCTTCGGCAGAGTTGGCGTAATCAATATAAAAAGATTCGCTATTTGTTCTTCTTTCGTGCCTTCTCAATTGAAGGTCGCTTGTATCGGCGAGAACATTATCGAGAAACGAGTCTCTTTTACCAATCATATCTCTACTGTAGGTTGCTTGTAGGCTGCGAAATACACCTTCGGTCAAGATATCGTTTTGTTTTGCGATCTCTGGTGTTTCAAATTTAGCGATTCCGTTTGGATTGCCGCACTCTTCTGGGAGTAGAGCCTTGTCTAGAGCGTCTTTAATTAGATTTGCGGGGCCTTTGGCCATAATACCGACAACATCGTCAAGCCTTTGTTTATTATTATCTTTGTTTTTTTGAAGAATCTCATCAATCGTATCATCATCGAGACCAGAATTTCTCAAAACCCCTCTTTGTTGGTCCTCAAATGCTTGCAATTGCTCTTGAGTCAAACAGATACTTGTATTATCTTGTGGTTCGATTTGAGGGTTTGCGAGATTGTCTCTGATCAATTGACGCTGTTCGGGAGTTATAAAATTACCAAGAGCCCCGAATACTGATTCCACCTTGGCGGGTGTATCGAAAAAGATTCCGAATGCTGGAAATCTGTCCGCAACAGTTCTAGAGATTCTTCTTAATACATCGTCTTCCATTTCGCCGGGATTGGCTACAAGAAGTTTCTTTAATTCTTTGCCTGAAACAACGTTCGAGATCGCATCCATAACTTGTTTGTGTTGCCCTTGAATGCTGGCTGGTGTAATTTCTTGTTCTGCTAATTCGTTTAATCTTTGTGGCGTTATGCCTATCGATGTTAATAAACTTGAGGTGATTGCATCCATCTCTTCATCATCGCTATTACCGCCGCAAATAACTTCATTCAGAACAGAATTAAAGTTCGCCTCTGGGCCTTTTACTGCTTCGGCCGCAAACTGGCCTACCGTCTCAAGCGCCTTACAAAGAGCATTTTCAAGTGTTATTAGAAACTTTAGCGTTATGGCTGATATAATTGAAGTTACTAGTTGCTCGAAAGCCTGTCTGAAAATATCTTTTAATAACTCGAACAGATATTCCTTTATTGTTCTCAATTTAGGAATACGAGGTATTCTGGGCAAAGTAAGAGATCCGCGATCTAAACATTGATCGAAGGTTAAAGATCCCAAGAAAGACTTGATCGGAGGATGAATAAAATGAATATTTGGGCAATCAAAAGAAGCGATTAGTCGAGCAACCAAGCGAGCACCGGGAACTTTATCTAAAATTGAGAATAATTCCTGAATCTCGACATTGTCCATAATAGCATCGACATAAGCCTCGAATACAAGTTCCTGAACAGAGCCGAGTGCCTTACCAACGGAGCCTTGATTGACTCTCTGTTCTGCGTTTGCTCCATTAGCGAACTGCTCTGCTACTTCTCTTTCTCTTGCTATTAATTCCTCTTGCTCTTCTTCAGAGAGGTTGTTCCAACTACCAAACTTTACATTTGAAGCATCAAGTTGTACTTGTGTCTGTTCAGCAATTAACGAAGCCAATTCAAGATCAACTGTATTTGTTACAGCCTGAAATGCTTGGCTAATTCTCTGATATGTTGTTGGAAATGATTCTATTTTTGAAATCTCAACTCTCAATTGGTCCATAAACTTTTGATCAATAGCATATTGTTCTGTTGATAGTTCCAAAATTTCATCAACTCTAGAGCGACCATATTGATCGTTGGAATTAAAATTATTATTTCGTAGTTGATTTAAAGATTCCAAATCTGTTTCTAAAATGGAAATAGAAGTCTCTATTGAGTCGCTAGCATCTTCATATGCTCTAGATCTTGTCTCGCCAGAGAAACCAGACTTGGAGCCGGGACGATATCCAGTTTCCCAAGGTGCAGGCATATTTCTAAAAATCGCTTCGACTTGTTTTCTGATTTCTTCTTGTTTTCTAGGATCAAGACCAAGAAGCAATTTCTCCATATAATTTGGAGCCATATTATTAAGAGCCGCTCTAATAATTGAACGAAGTCCGGTATCAAGATCAACGCCACCAAGGAGACACTGTACAACTCGCTGGCCTAACTTATTGATTCCGCAAATGCCGAGTCTAGAAATAAAATTCTTTAATCTTTGTTTTTTGTTCTCGCCTTCTCCGCGATTGGATAAATCCTTGAGTCCTCCAACAAAATCAAAGCCGGCGAGGCCGTACTGTTCGAACTCTTCTTCTGTTAAGAATAATTGGATCAACGAATCCTCAAACGGGAACTGTTCTGATACAATATTTCTTGCGGCTGAAACATACGGATCACTACCCAATGCCTCGCCTCTTTGTTGTCTTCGATCAAGTGCCGCTTCACGCCGAGAGCCTTGACTTTCTCTTTGGGATTCTCTAACGGCTTGGTTATATTGTCTAGTGTTCCTTAAGCCTAGATTTAGTGTTTCTCTAAAAGGTATTTTTTCTTTTTTACCTTCGGCTCTAACATTTCTGTCTTGTTCTCGTTGTGCTGCTGTGCGCTCTTGCGCTTCTCTTCTATTGGCGCCAGAAGGGTTATTCAAATCTCTTCTTTGTTGTTCTAATTTCTGGATTTTTTGTTTGTTTAATCCAATAAGTTCTTCTGATGCGGCTATCTGTTCTTGGGAGCGAATTTTATCTTGTTCGAGTTGTTGCAAATAAGGTTGCTCCAGTTCATCTGGCTTTGCTAAACGGCTTTCTATAAATTTTATTTGATCTTCGTAATGCTTTATTATTCCATTTATATCGGTAATTTCCTTTTGAAGCGCCTGTATCTGACTGTCTACTTGTGTTGTATCGCCTCTCTGTGATCTTCGTTCTTCTCCGGCTGTTTGTTGGGCTCCTTGAGCCAATTGTTCTTCTCTCGAAACATAGTTTCCAGCCAAGGCTTTACAGTTATTTTGATTAAATTTGTAAGCAATGGAATCAAAGAACGTCATAACGGTTTCTAAAAAGAAATCTCTAATAGCATCCTCGCCTCCAAGATTATCAATAACACATCCCAAGATTGTTTCTGGTTGGCCAAACTCTGCTGTGAGTTGGTTGGCTTTTCCGTATTCAATATCAAGCGGAGGGAACGTATATTCTAAACAGAAGTCAACCCAAGGTGGGGTTTCTTTTGCTTGAAGATCGGTATCAATATCATTTATGTTTGCGACATAGCCCATAATAGTTTGATCATTGAAAGGATAAATGAATTTATCACTTCCATCAACAGTTAGTTTCTTGATTGATCCCAATGGGACTCTTTCGTATTCGCAACCTTCGCCTTTGACTTCGATCTTTTTAATTTGATATGGTCTCTCGGGATCGGAGTTGTTGAAAGAAATTTTGATAAATTGTACTGCTCTTGGAGTACGTATTCTTCTAAATCTAAAGTTGGTCTGCGATTCGATCAAAGTTTCGAGACGATCAACAAAGGAATCCAATTTGTTTGGATATGTCCGGCAATAGAAATCGCTGATGCCTTGCGAACTGCCGAAAGCGTCTTCGACGGTTAAATCCTGATCGGGAGTTAAGGTTTTTTGAAAGACTAGTCGGCCTTTCTCGGTTTGCCACCAATAAGCCTGATACTTTCCGAATATGCCCATAGCGATCTTTAATCTTTGAATCTGCGCTTTTAAGTTGAGCCCATCGAGGACGACTTCGCTCTGGATGTCCGCTTCTTGAACAGGCTTGGCTTGTGGGATTCTATCAAATACAAAAGCAGGAATCGTCACACGAACTAAAATGGGCTCTCCACCTGTCGATGTCTGAAATGAGGAAATGTAATAATCGTTTGCTTTTACATACAACTCGGCTGCAAATGCATTAAAGTTCTCACCTTCTTTGATATCAAATGATTCTAAAATTGGTCCGGGAATCCCATAAACATTAAACGAGCCATTTGGAAGTTGTTGCTCGAGAACTTGAATTGAATTTTCAATCTTTCTATTTGCTCTTTGGTTTAGTCTCTCCAACTTTTCAGGATCTTCTGGAAATGCGAAAAGAGTTTCATTTGAGATTTCTTTGTTATAGAATCTCATCAATTGCAAAAGACCGAATCTTTTATATGTCTCGATTAATTGCTTTATCTTCCAGCCTTCGGAGGTCATACGCGCAACATCGTAAACCTGCCCATCGTCGTTGATAGCCACGGTTACGGAATACAAGCATTCTCTTTCATCCAGATAAGGTTCTTCAGTTTCCCACCAGTTTGGGACAATCGCATCAGGATTAGGAACGCAAGTTGGACAAATCTTGGGAGGCTCTTCCGGTGGAGGAACAACTTCGCAAATGTCTTTTTGCATATCGAGGAATTGGGATTTGTTTTCTGTACTCATGTTAGATACACGCTGTCTGATAAAATATGTCTTGCTCCAAGAGCAGGAAGATCTGTTTGTAGATAATTGATTTCGTCAATCGCCAAATTAATGTTGGATACAAACGAATTGATTGACGACTTGAAATGTGGAGGATAATTGCTTAAAATCTTAAATGTTAGAGCAGGCCCCGGTGTTCCTCCAATTCCCAAGAACTCTGGGTGCTGATGAAGAAGGAGCGCATTATTGATTTCTAAAGTTCTTGAATTAATATCATTAATCTCGGAATATATTTCACGGATGATTTCCAATAATCTTTGTAGAAACTCAACAAGATTCTGTCCTTTTACCGCTGGCTGTATATCGTTGTAGTTATCAGCGATTAGATCGATGCGGCCTCTCGATGTAATATCTCCGCCTTTTGAGTTTCTTTCTCTATTGAGACCAAGGATATTGCGGACTGCTTTGTTTGGTTTTGAAATGTTTTGTGCTGATCCAGCATAAATTTTAACGTGTTCTCGGCCAATGATCCGAACGTGATCCGCTTTGATCCCGATGCCTGACTTATCTTTTGCCGGAACGTTAGTTCCTTCTGGGATTCCGAAATATTCGTCAATGCTGGTTCTCTGTGAAATGTAAACCGTTGCTGCATCTGTGATTAAGTTTGGCCCCGTTTGAGCATCTTCTTTCAATTCTGATGCAGAAGCAAGACCAGCAATCAAGTGAATTCTTCCACATTTGCCGCCGTAAGCACCTTTACCAGAGGCCATAGAATATGGACGATCCCTTCCAATAATAACAAAAGCATTATTATCGCCGGCAATCACTTTCTCGCTTGGAGCGGCATCATATTGAGGATAGCCTTCGCGGAATGCTGTATGATATACACCAGTCCCCATTTGCTCTGCGAGGCCTTGTGTTGCTTTTTGCGATGGAGATGAAAGAGATAAATCTTGAACATCCATCGGCTTTTGTTCTTTCTTTAAAAAATCACTCATTTTACATTCTCTTCAGTACAAGACTATAATAAACATCATCGGGATAAGTTCCATTTTCAAGAGTGATTTCGTCTGCTATTTTCACAGTATCACTCAAATTCCCTCCTGCTAAAAATGCTACATTATTTACGATTTTATAAACTATATCACTATGTCCGTCATAACCCAATATATCACCGACCTGTGCTTTTATTTGGCCAGGTTTTGTTAAAGAAAATAACTTCCACGCATTATTGGATGCTCCATTTTTTTTAAAATAGTTTAAATGTGAGGCTGAAGTTTTAAAGTCTGACCCTCTTAAAATATAACTTATAAAAGCAGCCGACCACCTTGTTCCCGTAGGAGTCCATTGATCTTGAAACCACGGCTCTCCAGTATTTATTATATTGTTCCAGTATTCAGTTAAAAAAGGCAATGTTGCTTCGCTAGTTTCTGATAAACCGGACCATCTTGCGAGTTCTGCTTCTACTCTGCTAGTTGCTTCAGAATATCCAGATCCATTAATAGTGCCTTCTGGGTTCTCGATAAATTCCGCTATTTGATCAACTGATTCGGCACCTTCACCCTGCTGGAGGGAAAGAAGTTCTTCCAAACTTGAAAATTCAGAAAAGTCACCAACAGCAAGAGTTTCACCACCTTCAAATCCAGAAGCGATCGATAATTCATTTGGAATCGATCTTGTCGGTGCCGCTACAATAACTTGGCGATATCGTAAGCCTCGCATTCGGCCATTGAAGTCGGGCCCTTCCTCTGCGAAATATACCTCGACGATCGATCCTTGCGCTAACCCTTGAGAGATAGCAGACTGCATAAGATTTTTGGTATCAGGGTAAGCGATAGGATGAGAAAGAATTAACTTTCGAAATTGCTTTAATTTCTCAACCTCATCTTGAATATCTTTAACGGCATCATAAGGATCCGGTAATCTGTTATCGTGAATATCTTTGATTCTAACTCGCAAAGGAATAAATAAATCTGTATTTCCAGTTGAACCCTCGGCAGGTACCTCACCGGGCTTGCTTAAAACCTCGGCTTCAAAAACCGTCTTTCCTCGGAATTTGTTGAAATATTTATCATAAATAAGATCATCAAGATCCGCTAATCTGCGATAATATCTTGATGCTTTATCTTGGATGCTGTTAAAATACTTATCAAAACTCATTCGTCTGTGCCGGAGATTAAATCAAACAAATCTTTTTTATCGTCATCAGTTAATCCAGCAGAGGCTTTTTCGTTTTTAGACATAAGACCAGCAATCTTGACCAATTGCTCATTTGATCGTTGTAAGGTCTCAACATACTTGGACATAATAATGCCTACTTCTCTATGCCTAGCCTCGTCAACTGCGACATATTTGATAGCATCGTTTAGAAGTTCTTTAGTGACTTTTCGGTCTTCTTCTATGTTTTTTAGGGCATCATCGATGCATTTTTCAAGTTTTTTGCTCATAACCTAATTAGTTTTAAATTAAATTTTGCTATCATCCCAATCAGTTTTAAAGTCTCGATACTTCTCACGAAACTTATTTAATTGAGTTACAATCTGTTTTGTATTCAATCCAGTCAATTCCCTTAAATAGAGATAAACTGCTTTTTTATTGAAGACATCGATCTCATCTGCGGAAGACAGAATGATTTTTACAGCCTCATAGACTTTCTTTTCATTCTCGCGCATGTCGTCGGTTCCCCATGCTTCCATTTCTTCCCAGAGTTTCCTCCAGAAATCTTCTTTTTCTCTTTTCGCAAGATAGTTCGAATCTGTTTGAACTTCTTGTTCATAGACTTCGTTTGCTACAAGGTCATATTCAATTTCTCTCTGGCATCGTTTGGTTTGCTTCTTTACTTTGTGAATAAACCAATTCTTCGTCACAACGCTGAAATAAGAGAATGCTTTGGATCCTTTGTTTGGATCGAATTTGTCTAATATTGTTATAAGCCACGCTTTACATTCGTCTCTCAAATCGTCAATGTTAGCAAGCGAGGTGAAATGATAAGAATAAACAATCTTGTCTACCATCTCGTTAAATGTTGGCTGAATAAAGCCAACATAAAGTTCGGATTTTCTTTCGTTACAATTAGAAGAACAATACTCAACTATTGCCGCTTCGTGTACCTCCGTAAAATACATTCTCTTCGTTGACCGCTTGCGGCCGCGTCTCTTCTTGGTCGTCATAAGACTCTTCATCCTCTTCGCCGACCTCGATGGGTTCGGTCATTAAATAAATATCGCTATAGTCCTCCAAAACTTCTAGCAATGATCGTGTGTGCTTGATAAGGAATTGCATTGTCTCATCTCCGTAATACATCTCGAGATTAAACAGTCGTTGCAAATGATTGCGATAAGTGGTCAAAAGATCCACTAAATCGGTAAGATTTTGAGATACAAACAGTATCTTGGCTAATAGCCTACGAATATACCACAAGGCAAAAACATTGCCTATAATGGATAAAATTAGGGCAATAGCGAGCCAATTAGTTATGGTCATCTAGTCGACCCTCCTTTCTCATTTGTTTGAGCAATTCTCTGTTTTCTTCAATCGCATCAACCACTCTTGATCGTGCATTCGAAGT